CTATAGTAGTACCGCCACCGTTTGGTATGCGGGTTGGATCACCTTCAGTTTCAAAGTCAGGTATTTGTCCTATTGTTGGGTACGTGATAATGTTGTCCCCGGGCCCTACGGGTACTAATGGTCCAACAACAGGGAAAGGAATATCATTAAGAATAGGTGTAAGTTCGCCAGGCTTAACATCCGTTACGATTTGAGGACCAATACTAATCATTCTTCCCACTGGTCTTGGTTGTATTAGTTCTCCGCCATCACCTATTGTACCTGGCCATGCAGGCAATGTGTAATTCTTTGTTCCAGAAGGCACACCATCAACCGCATCAGGTATAACTCCATTCATTGCTAATGTTTGACGTTGTTGTGCAATCATGTCTGAGTTTAGGTTGTTGTCTAATGGTATGCCAACTGTTTGTAATCTTGACTGATTACGTTCTTGTCTTTGCATAGCAACTGTACTTTGTCCTCCGGTAGTCTCTAAATCAGAAATTGCTTCTAATGTTTGTGCGCTCATATGAGGATCTGTGTTCTGCGCTAAACTTGGAATAGAATCAACGTATACATACAATGATGTTGGGTATAAGTTGATCCAAATATCTTTTGGTACAGGTACAGGGGGCAATGCAGTATATCTAGTACGTTGCTCACGTGTTAGTTGTGTACCTAAAATTCTATAAATTGTGTTATTGTTAACTGTCTCAGTTGGTTTTGAAACTGATATTGCTTGTATCTCTGCATTTGCCTGATCAATGTATTGCTGAATATTTGCATTCATTGGTGCAGGCCATGGATTAGTTCCTGAACTTACTTGTCCGTTTCTACTCCATACATCACCTGATGTGTTTGTGCCATTTGTTGCTACTGCTCCATTTGCGCTAACAGGAAGTGTTGCGGTTGGTGGATGCTGTATGGTAATTGTTTCTATAGGCATATTGGCTTCAACCCAAGAAGCACTTCTAGGAGGAATAATAGGCGGGGTAGGAGAGGCTGCATCAGTATCAGAACCAGCAATGTTTAGCCAATTAGTTTGAACATCGTTTGCTAACCATCTATATGGACCACCATTGTTAATACTAGTATTGACTCTACCAAATGATCCACCTCCCATTGAGGCAGCAGCCTGATCATTTCTTCCAACTACGGTCGCTACACTTGCACCAACATTGTTTGGTGATATAGTAACGGTTGGATTGGGCGCAGTTCCTCTACCATATCCTCCGCCATCTTCTGTTTGTCTAATAACTAATGTATAGTACCAATCATACTGGGCGGGCTGTCCGGCTGCGCTATAATATGTTGCACAGTACGTTTTTGCTCCACTACTACCGTTTACATAAGGATATGGATCATAATTGGGTAGAGCAGGATTAGGTTGATATGTCGGGTTTGCAGGATTAGAACTTACTGTGGGTGCTACATAAGGTACTACAGTCGTATAATAATACGGCTGTGTCAATTGCATCTGCGCCTTTTCCCACGTGATTGCTAGGAAATTTTGTTGATAAATGTTATGTAACTTTTGTGTTTGTAGTGAAGTGATACTACTGTATAAGTTTGCCCATGGATAAGGTAGACCACTCATGCATCCAAACAAATCACTCATAGTAAATGAACCATATACTCCGCTACCTTGTGCGCAAACAGTCAAACCATAGTTTGCCATTTCAGTAACTACAGGTCTATCAGTACCACTAGCCTTAGTAAAATTAGGTCCTATTGCAGATTCATTTCCAAATACAACTTGTGCAAACTTAGTAATCTCTGCTTGTTCTACATTTCTAACTTGACGCATTGAGTAACTGAATGCGCCGGCTGCAACAGCATCATCTTCTGGAATGATGCCAATTAAATTTGCGCCGAAGCCTTTAGGGGGCAATACATAATTAGTGTTATTATTTTGAATATCAGTAATAGGTGGCGTACCACTTGGTATTTGATATCCTACGATTTCTTTTATTGCAGGCGAGTTGATAGCAGAGTTAATTCCTGTGCCTGAGTAAATCAGATAATATGTTTTACTATTTGTTGGTCCAGGTGCAGTATTATATATAGGTACTGTCATACTGTTATAACTAGTAGGGAACAGTTTTCTTACACTTAACAAATCAGCCAGTGTTACTAATCCTGCAGTTCTACAAAGTAATGGTGCTAATACGTTTACTAAATTTACACCCTGTATTAATAAAAACGCCCCATATATCTGTTGCTCTTGTTCTGTCGTTACATCAGTTTTTTGACCTGATCCAATTTTACTTATATCACTACTTGATAATCCAGTTGACAACAAAGCCAAACTTAAGTCTTGTGTGATAGCGCCATTAGTTCCTAATGTTCTTAGTAATGTAGAAGGCAAACCAAACGTTGATATTGTATTTAGGTCTAATGCTTTACCTAAGTTAATTAAATCTTGTCCAAATTTAAATGTAGCAAGATTTACACCTGTAATATCTGCACTAATTAAATCGTTGATGTTACTATATGCACCTACTAAGAATTGCTTACTATCTTGCATTGCAAAAATTGCTTGGTTACTATAACCAACAAATGCATTTGCACTTAATAATGATGAGCAAAACTCTTTATATTCAGGAGTATCTCTAGCAGTAGGACTACCGTTATAATTAAATTCGTTCCATGCTTGTAATGCATAGCAACGAATGAAACCCCACTGTGTTATACTTTTATTTGAGTTGGTAGTATTATATGGTATCCAACTTGCATTTTGTGCTTGATCAGTAGTTCCTGAAAAAGGCCAAGCAGAACTAGCAGGGGTGCCTCCACTTGTCCAAAGTCCGGCTGCGTCTACAGGTAAATAAGTAGGTGATTTAGCATTACCAAGTGAGGGAATAGAAGTAAAGCCAATATAAATTAAATTATCATATACGCTATTACCGCCACCTTGTGTTACTAATCCTCTATTATAGGCATCATGTATACCCCATGTTTGCAATCTTAATACAGTGCCTTGTACTAACGATCCAAAAGAATATCCGGGGTTAGACTTACTTGCACCCATATAACTAGCCGCAACTTTATTAATGCAATAGCCTTTATTCTGTAAAATAGAGCCTAAAACATTGACGCCTAGTGGACTTTGTTTACCAGTGTCTGCCATGATAGTTTACGGTACAAATACGTCAGGACTACCTTGAACAATTGAATGTCCACATGTGTTGCCTGAACCTACTCTGAGTACTGGAACTCCCTCACAAAATACAGTAGGACTACCTTCTGTAGTCTTTGCTGCCTTATGTGGAGGATGCGGTTTACCAAATGGTGCGTGTGGAGTTATGTCGCTTACATGCAGTCCTACTGCAATGCCGTTGGCATATGTAGTGCTTGCGCCCCTAACTATTTTACCCCCGGTTGTGTTCTGATCTCCTAAGCGACTTAACTGTGCCATCTTTACCCTAATACTAATTTCTTCTCAGGAACTTTAATTCCTGTTGTTGCCTCAAGATATTTCATCTTTACATTGTCGTCCGTTGGACCAACGATAGCAACGCTATTAGTATTTAGTCTTACTGAGGCCTTGGGTTCTGAGGTAAAAAGACTAGGAACTAGTCCCATACCTTGTGGGCCAGGGGCGATACTTACGGGTTCTTCTAAGTCTACGAAACCCTCACCCAATGTTTTAACTTTAGCGACTAATTCTTCGCCGCTGTTCATTTTGAATGTATATACTGATCCTGCTGTTAAATTTAAATTCATGCTGCCAACCTTTGTTTAAGTTCTGTAAATCCACCTACGTATTCTTCACCTAAAAATATTTGGGGTACTGTTCTTGCGTTTGGAACTGCTTCCAATAACTCTTCTTTACTGTATCCGTCACCTATTTTACGTTCTTCGATTTCGTATCCTTTTTGCTTTAATAATGCTTTTGCTTGGTCGCAGAAAGGACAATGATACTTACTCCATACTATTGCTCTCATTATTTTTCTCCTTATTATATATTGGGTAGTGATTCGTAGTCAATGCTATCTGACATGACGCCGATTACATAGTTTGTTGATTCATTTTCTTGTAGTGCTGTTTGCTTTTTGCTGGTTTCAGTATGTTTATTGAACCATGGAATGGGTGTAGTTTTGGGTGCTGAATTCCAGTATTTGATACCAATATGCTTAAGTGCATCCATTGCAGTATAGTCTACAAAGTCCTTTAATATATTGGCATTCAATCCAATAACAGGACCTTTCTTAAACAAATAGTCTGCCCATTCTTTTTCTTCACGTATTACATCCTGATAAATCTGTAATACTTCACTTTCACATTCTTGCTTTGCTTTTGCGAATCTTGGATCTTCTTTAACAACTTGATTAATTAAGAATCCAGTCCATTCTTTGTGTAAGATTTCATCTTGTAATATCAAACTAATGATGTTACCATTACCAATAAAAATTTTGTTCTCGACCATAGCAAGACTTGTAGCGAATGACACCATGAATCGGAATGCTTCTAGTGCATAACTTGCGTGTAATGCTAACCAGATTGTCTTGATGTGATCTTTTTCGCTTACTAGCATTTCACCAATTTCTTTTTGGCAATTCATCTTGTGCAAGTCATCATAGTATTTTCCAACACTACTTGCCATATCTACAATCTCTTTTGTTTCGTGGATAGTATTGAATACTTCTTTGGGCACGTTATAAATGTTACGAATAATATGACTATAACTACGACTATGGATGTTTGTTTCAAAGAATGTCCAGTTATAGACCAGTGCTTCTAATTCAGGTAAACTAATAACAGGTGTGAAGATTTGACTGGGACCACGACCCTGCAAACTATCTAATGCAGTTTGACGCAGTAGGTTGCTGGTAAAGATATGCTTTACAGCATCGCTAGCATCTTTAAAGTCATTAGCATCTTTTGTTAATGATACCTCTTCGGGAACCCAAAAGAAGCCACGTGCGGTCTGCTCGTATTTTACTAATTTGTTATACTTTACTTCTTCAAAACGTTGTATGGTTACTGGACCTTGTGGGTCCAAAAACATTTTGCGATTTAAATAGTCTGTCTTTGTGTTAAGGTTGTATTGTGCTTTACTCATAATTTACACGATTCGCAATCATCTTCTAATAATTCTATATTTTCTACTACTGTATTTTCAACTACATCTTGTTCTTGCATCTTAGAACCCTGCTTGTTAATCAAACTATAGTAGAATGTCTTAAGTCCCCAATAGTGCGCTTGCATAAGATTCTTAGCAATCAGTGTAGTAGGAACTTTTCTATCTGTAAAGTGTGCTGGGTTATAAAAAGTATTTGTACTTATGCTTTGGTCAACATATGCAGCCAACACCGCTGCCGTTTTTATGTAACCATCGCAGTCACGTTGATCCCACATCAATTGATATTTGTTCTTTAACTTTTGATATTCGGGAACTACTTGAGTAAAACTTCCTGCTTTACTTTCCTTGACAGTAATAAGTGACATAGGCAACTCAATACCGTTAGTACTATTAATGACCACGCTAGAACTTTCAACAGGAGCAATAGCCATAAGAGTAGCATTACGTACTCCATATTGTTTCATGTCCTTTCTTAATGTTTCCCAATCTAGTTCGGGATTAAAATTGGCCAATTCGTTAACGCCTTTGGCTCTGAGTTCCCAGGGAAAGACACCTTTACCGTAACGTGTCTTGCTACTCTCAACACACGGACCTCGTTCTTTTGCAAGTTCAACAGTTGCTTCTGTAAGGTAATAGGCTTGGTGTTCCATCCAACTCTTAACTTCTTGTAGTGCGTCTTTGTCGCCATATTTTAATCCTCGTTTAGCATGCCAATAGGCAAGGTTAGTAACACCGATGCCCAATGGTTGTATTTCATCGTTGCTTAGTTTACTCTGAATGCTTAAGAAATCTTGGTAATCCAAGATATTGCACAAACTGCGCTGTAGAATACGGCAAGCACGGCGCATATCTTCAGGGTTTCTGAAAGCACCCCAGTTAATGCTGCCAAGTGTACATAGCGCAATTCGACCTGTTTCATCGTCCAAACGCTTAAACGGCTTCGTAGGGAGTAAAATTTCACAACATAGGTTTGACTGATAAATTGTGTGGTACTCAGGATCAAATGGACCTTGATTCATTACATTATCAATGAATACAAGATAAATTCTACCTGTATCAGTGCGCTCCTTTAATATACCACTTTTGAAAACTTCTTCGGCTGACATAGACTTCTTACGTAAGCCTTTTTGTTTTTCATACTTTACATAAAGTTCTTCAAACTTTTCAGTATCGCTATAGAATGCCTCATATAAATCAGGCACTTCATTTGGATCAAAGAACGTTATGTCTTGTTTGTTTTTAAATCTTCGCCAGAAGAAAGCACTAAGCACAACCCCATAATCCATATGACGGACTCGGGTTTCTTCGGTTCCTTGATTGTTTTTAAGTACAATAAGATCATCAAACTGATGATGCCATATAGGATAAAAAACTGTAGCACTAGCATTACGTATGCCTCCTTGTGAACAACTACGCAAATCACCGAACCACTTCTTAAGGAAAGGAATCATGCCGGTGTGCATAATCTCACCGCCACGAATAGGACTACCTAGAGGTCTTAATCTGCCTATTTCTAAACCAATGCCAGCACGTTTGCTAGCATACTTTGCCATCATTTCTCCTGACGCAAAGATTGAATCCAGGTCGTCATCACTACGTATAAGTACGCAACTGCTAAACTGCTTAGTAGGAGTGCCAAGACCGGCGAGAACAGGAGTAGCAAGAGTAAATAAACCGTCACTTGCGGCATTGTAATACTCCTTGATGTAACGCATTCTTGCATTATTGGGCTCTTCTTTGTGGAATACAGTGGCGGCTGCAACCATGTAGCGAACTTGCGGGGTCTCATAAATCTCCTTAGTACTTCTATTGCGTACCAAATACTTTTCAATCAATTGTTCAATGGCGGCATAAGAATACTGCTCGTCTTTCTCATGCTCAAGCATGTCATTCATTTTGTTCCAATCATCTTCGCTATACCACTCAAGTAATTCTTGACTGTATAAACCAATTGAAACATTTTTCTTTACGATTTCGTATAGATGGGGAGGATTATATTCTCCATATACGTCTTTGCGTAACATACTCAAACGTTGTTTGCCTGCTACATATTGATAATTTGTATTACCGATATCTGGGTTACTCTCAATATCAATAAGGTCGACAACCGCACGTAACGTAATTTCATCAATCTCTCTAGTAGTAATGCCATCATAGAAATGAGGCTGAGCCTTAATTTCTATCATCGATTGACTTACATCTGCGATTCCTTTACATATTTTTGCTACTTGCGCTTGCCACTTTTCTAATGTTAATATCTCTTTATTTCCGTTTCGTTTAGTAACATATATTTTCATGGTTTGCCTATTCTGTTTATTATTGGCGAAACGTCATAACGTTTCGTGATGGTGAAGTCTTGTAGACAGTTATTTACTACCGTATTAGGCCAGTAATTCAATACATATTTTGCGTTATCAACAAGGACTAATACCACATCTTCACTATTATCGTCTTTTGCGTCAACTAAGTCAACCTCTTTTATACCCAACAATACTAGTGTATATATCATACCCAATGCCCTAGCATATGGGCAATAGTTGTTATCTGCTAACAACTCCCATGGGTTAGGCCATTGTGGCATGTCAATTGGGTGTAAGTAGTACGCTACTTGTGGGCATTGCTGCCAAAAATTATCTACTTCAATACATTTTTGTTTTATGTCGCAGTCTTTTAATTTTTCTCTTAAATCGTGCCAAGCACGTAATCTGGTTTGATATTCTAGTGTAAAGATGTTCATCAGTTCTACTTATCTATTAAATAATATTATGATTAATAATGAGACATATTTGATAAGTTTTGAAACTGGAACGTCTGGAAGTTTTATTAAAACAATACTAGAACAAATCTTAGCACAAGACCATATTGCATATCAACGTGTTTTGGAGTTTCCTAATGCACATGCACATGATGTAAGTTTTTTTAATCCTGCATTAATGGATGATCAGTTTTATACATTTATGGCTAATCAAACTAACAATTATATTTCTGCTACCATACCTTACCATAACAAACCTATAACATTTAAAGAGCATTTTGCACCTAATTGGAAAATATTTTTTAGTAAGTTTCCTAATGGAAAAAATATTATCATAACGTTTAGTGAAGAAATGGTTAAGTATGTTTCAAACTTTAGATACTATAAGTATGAAATGAAAAATGACTTTGTTGCTAATACTAATATTATGCAATGGCACGTAGATAAGTTTCCGTTTTCATACAAATATCCATTAGTAAAACCCATAGAATATGAAGATCGGATAGTTGAACTTAAATTTGAAAATATTTTGTTTCATAAAGAAAAGGTATTGAACACATTGTCAACAATGACAAATAGATCAATACCTAAGTTTGTAGATGAAACGTATGATAATTATTTGTCTGCACAAAGACAAGTGTTTCCTAATTTGTTTTAATATAGTGCAGAGATAAGGAATGCTTCTGGAATACGTGTTTTAGTATTCTTACTACCTAATAATACAACTGTTCTTTGTCCACGAACAGTATTGATAATAAAGACGATACATCCGCCGGCTTTGCTAATAAAGCCTGTTTTGCTTACAATAAAGTCATAACCTTTACCCACAAGAGTATTAGTATTGTTATACTGTATTGGCTTTGTAGTTTTAGTTTGTGGCCATATAATATGACTCTTGTTGCTTGCTTCTACAATTACTTTGTAGTAACTTGCAGCCTTTACTAGTTTAATTAAATCTTCTGCGGTACTAACATTATCATTCATCAACCCAGTTGAATCTACAAAACTCGTTTTGTACATTTGTAGTTTTTCTGCCTTAACATTCATTGCTGTAATGCAATCAAGATATCCATATGGATATGTGTCACATAACATTTTGGCAGCACTATTATCAGACTTAACAATAGCCAAATCAATCAATGTTTGTCTGTCTACTTTTCTATTATATAATGGTTTAGGAAGTATTTCAGTTAGTGATGCATTACTATCTAATACAACCATTACTGTCATTAGTTTAGTAATGCTGGCAATACTACGTACTTCATCAGTGTGTGTGCCTTCTAATATCTTTCCAGATTCATCTGCTACTAACCAGGCTTGTGCAGTAAGGTTAGGTATAGGGTCTGCCCTTACTATGTTGAGAAGTAGTAGCAGACCAGTTATTAATATTAAGCGTAAGTAGCGTTGAGTGTATACCATTGGGTTGTGGTAGTTGCTATAAAATCAAGTCTACCACCTGCTGCCAATGAGAATGCCGCGTTAGCAGATAAACTGTTGATTACACCGTTTGTTGCTGGGTAAACGCTAAGTGCGTTAGCACTTGTGTTCATTATATTAAGTCTCATACCTGCTACCGCAGTAGGTAATATAACTCCTTGTCCGCTTGATACTGTAGATACTACGTTAATATCTTTGGTAATTGCTGTAGCAGTTCCCTGTGTAGAACCTGCCGCACTAATACCAGTTGCAACTGAATGTATTACGTTGTTTGTTACTGTAATATTTGCTTGAGCAGTAATGTTTCCGGATACAGTTAAACTTGTTAATGTACCTGTACTTGTAATATTTGGTTGAGCCGCAGTAGTCAATGTGCCAGTCAATAAACTTGCACCAATTGTACCACTATTTGCATATACGTTACCGCTAGTTACATTACCGGTAACTGCTAAACTGGTTAATGTGCCAAGACTTGTTACGTTTGGCTGTGCCGCAGTTGTTAATGTACCAGTTAATAAACTTGCACCAATCGTACCGCTGTTGGCATAGACGTTGCCGGCTGTAACGTTTGCTGTTACTGCTAGTGAACTTAACGTACCAACAGACGTAATATTTGGCTGAGATGCAGTGGTTACTGTACCTGCAGTAGTTGCCGCGCCACTCAATGCACCAACGAATGTTGTTGCCGCAAATGATCCGTTTGCAATATTAGCAACATAAACTGCGTTAGCAGAAGATGCTAAGTTACCTGATGTAGCACTTACGAACTGTGGATAGTAAGTACCTGTACTTACTAATGTAACTGTATCATAATCACTGACGTTAGCACGTGCAACATATAAGTTAGGAACTAATGTAGTACTTGTTACTGTTAATGGTGCAGTTCCAGTTGCTACGTTACTTACTAAGAAACTTGCTGTTATGTTTCCAGCAGTTGCAAAGTTACCAGATGTAGTTGTTCCTGTAACTGCCAATGATGTTAGTGTACCGACGCTTGTAATATTTGGTTGTGCCGCAGTATATACTGTACCTGCAACTAATGCGTTACCTACTTGACCACTTACGTTACCACCAGTGATACTTGCTAAGTTTGCTCCGCTTAATCCGGCTGCGAATGTAGCACTTGAACCAACTAAACTATTCCATGTACCACTCGTTACTGTACCCAATGCTGTTACTTGAGTCTGTGAAGCATTTACGCTAAATGCAGAACCAGTTAATGTTAAGCCAGTACCTGCTGTATATGTACCAGCACCTGAGAATTGTGTAAAGTCAATTGTATTACCAGCAGTACCAATTGCAGTTACGGTTGAAGTCTGTACCCAACCTGTATTATCATATAATGTGCCGCCCGTAACGAATACGAAATCACCTGCTTCAACTTCTGGAACGCTATCATAGTCAGTTGCACGTGTAAGTACTGTACTACTTGAGTAAGTATAGATACCATTATGTACTGCGTTTGCTTCGTTCTTAACAAGAATACGTGTGCCAACACTAGCAACGTTTACCCCGTCAATAGTAGTATACGATCCAGTAGTTGTAAGTGTTGCACCGACACCCGATGTACCATTATTATATGTAATTGTACCGCCGGTGATTGAAGCAAGGGTGTTAGGAGTTGCTGCCTGACAACTATCGTGTACATTTAGACCTTGAGCAACATCATCAACATATTGTTTTGTTGCCGCATCAGTTGAAGCAGCTGGAGTTGCTAGATTACTGATTGTATTACCGGTCATATCTAGGTTACCAGCGATACTGCTTGTACCTGTACCCGTAACACTTAATACCCCGGTAGTTGTTAAGTTACCTGCCGCAACGTTTGCTGTTACTGATAATGAACTTAATGTACCAACTGAAGTAATATTTGGTTGAGCCGCAGTTGTTAATGTACCACCTAATGTTGTAGCAACTACTCCGGTTGCTCCTAAATTACCTACGTTAGCATTACCTGTAGCATTTAATGTACCTGCTACATTAACACCTGTTCCTGTTACAGTAAAGACGTTTGCATTGCCGGCTGCACTAATATTGACATTGCCGCCACTAGCGGGAATACTTAATGAACTTGTTCCGTTCGCTAATGCACCTAATACATTACCACTTAAATTACCAACAAAAGTTGTTGCTGTTAATCCACCATTAGCAATATTTGCACTAAATCCTGAGTTGGCTGCAAGTGCATAGTTAGCAGTCGAACTTCCATTTACAAATGTTGGATAATATGTTCCAGTTGATTGTGCGGTTACAACACCAAAATCACTTACGTTTGCATAATTTACATTAAGGTTAGCAACACGTGTTGTACTTGTAACAGTAATTGGTGCTGTACCAGTTGCTACGTTACTTGTTAATGTACTTGCTACAACGGCTGCTGTTGCATTCAAATTACCAACGTTAGCATTACCACTTACTGCTACACTTGTTAATGTTCCGACAGACGTAATATTGGGTTGTGCGGCAGTTGTTAATGTACCGCCTACTGTAGTACCTGTAATTACGTTTGCACCAATCGTACCACTATTTGCATAGACGTTACCAGCAACCACATTACCGGTTACTGTTGCACTTGTAAGCGTACCAACTGAAGTTATATTTGGCTGAGCCGCAGTTGTTAATGTGCCTGTTAATAAACTTGCACCTATTGTACCGCTGTTTGCGTATACATTACCGGCAGTTACATTACCAGTTACTGCGGCACTTGATAATGTTCCTACTGATGTAATATTTGGTTGAGCGGCTGTTGTTAATGTACCAGTCAATGTTGCGCCGGTTACTGCTCCGCTTGCACTAACATTTCCTGTGCTGATATTACCTGTTACAGTTAATAAATTAGTTGAACTATTAAATGTGAAGTTTGCACTAGCGCCAAAATCATTAGAACTATTATATTGAATCTGTGTATTACTACCTGCCGCTTGTTGGAAGTCTACTGGACTACCGTTAGCATAATAATAATTATTCGTCTTAATGCCGGCTGCTGTAATATTACCAACAACATTTAAATAACCTGATGTAAAGATACCTTCAGCATTGTCTGTAGTTTCAATACCAAATATGTTTGCTTTACCTGTACTATTGAAAGTCAGTGCGGCATTTGAATTATCTGTTAGGTCCCAAAACGTTGCATTTTCAATACTAGCAATGGCGCCATTTTGAATATAGAAGGCATAGTTTCCTATACCGCTACCCATAGCGTTACCTAAAATACCAATGTTATATCCACCGCTATGTGTGTCTGTAGCATAACCACGTATACCTACGGCAGCACCAGTGTCGGCTGTATTAGTTACATGACCTTCACCTTGTACACCTGTACCTTTTGTGCCACCTACTGCTCTTGCTACACCGAGTACACCAATACCGGTAACGTTTGCATTAGCACTATTAGCAACTGCTTCACCAATTAAACCTATATTATCGTTAGCAGTTACGCCTGAATTATCTTGTGAACTTACTTGTACTGCATTAGGAAAGTCAACATTACTTGATGTTGCACCTACGTACAATCCAGTTAGTGTGCCAACCGATGTAATATTTGGTTGTGCGGCTGTTGTTACTGTACCCGCTGTAGTTGCTGAACTTACGCTTATATTAGAAACATTTGCGTCACTTATGACAATGTTTCCGTTCATTGCTCCGTGAAATTGGCATTGATACTTGTAATTACCTGTTATTCCATATGGAACTTTCCAATATAACGTACCTGTTGTTTGACCCTGTGCTGAAGCACCGGTAGTAACAGTACCAGTGGTTGATACGTGTGTAAGTCCAGTAGAATAATTAGCGTTGCCAGATGTTTGAATTAAGAAAGGATGACCTGCAACGCTAAGATTAAAAGCAAGAGTTTGACCTGATGCAACATATAGTACTGGATTATTGTTTGATGATCCATATTGGTCAAATACGTATGCCATACCATTGGCAGTAGTACTTAATCTTGTAATTGACTGCAAATACAGTTCATCAACCGTAAGTCCTGCGGTTGTGAATTGATCTATATTCGCATATGCTAGGCTGGATAATCCTGAACCATTACCGGTTATTACGCCCGTAGCATTTAGTGTGCCGGCAACGTTGACACCAGTACCGGTTACAGTCATTATATTAGCGTTACCTGCAACGCTAACTGTAACATTACCGCTGACGCCCACAATGTCTACGTTACTTGTGCCGTTAGCAATACTGCTGACAGCAATATCTCCCGCAACTAATGTTCCTGTAACAGTTAGATTACTAACTGTTAATGTATCTGTTGAATTGTTAAAGGTTAGATTACTATCGCCCGTCAATACTCCATTAGCATTGAATACGATTTGGGTATTACTAGTTGTAATAGTAGGGAAAACTGAAGTATTTCCAGCAGAATCCTTAACGACCACTTGGTCGCTAGCATTGAGAAAGAGTGTTCCTTTACCGGCTGGGGGTGTTGGAACGTTCGCTGACGATTCTTGCTTTAAAATTAATGACATGTCTAATCCCTAATACAAGTATTTATCTTTTTTAGATCCATAACTATACAACTACAGAAGTCTATGTATATTTATCGATTTTGACAAATACTTGTATAGGAACCGCTGTCATAATTTCCAAGCAAAAATCAAGAAACTTCTGCTATTGTAACCATCTTTACTGAGTTTAGGCATATATTCTAAACTCAAATGTGCGTGTTTATTAAACCTATAATTTAATGTTGGACCTATGTAGTATTCTGTCATTCCATCTTCATAATCATTAAAACGATAGTGTGCTGAGGCACCTACAGTTAGATTATTACTAATGACTTTTCCTATGCTAGCAGTTACAGCATATTCACGTTCTTGATCGGCTTTTTTACTTGCTAAGTTTGCTTCGTAAATTAGATTTAATCCCCAAATATAGTTCGTATTCCCAATACGGTCACCTAGCAATAATTTAGGTTCTATTCCCTGACGACCATTAATTAACTTATGCTCAAAGTATAATGTTGGATTTCCTGGAATCTTTCCCCAATCTGCTAATGCATATCTAATTTCCCAACTAAATCCTCGCCAATTAAACTGTTGATTTCCATATGGGCCGTCATATACAGTATGAGCATATAGGTCTAACTCCATGCGATTGCCTAAGCCAAATGCAAGTTCATCACGCATACGAATTTGTGCAGGTCCGTCTTTTCGGTCACGAATATCGAACCACTTTTCATATGTTACAGTGTCTTTAGGAGTCATCACATAGACTCTAGTACTAGGAAACATTCGTGTTG